GTGCCGATATTCAGAACGCGATATTTACACAAAGATATCAGAATTAAAAATCTCAATAACAGGTAAGAATGGCTGATCCAGTGTCTATACTAGCGGTCGCCGGTTTGGCATATGTAGGAAAGAGATTGAGCGATCGAAACTCGGAAACATATGAACCAGAACAACCCCGAGTATATACTCCAAAGCCCCCAGTTGAACTTAAAATGCCCGAAATCATGAGTGAAGCCGATGAACGCGTTCCCATGCGAAAAGTTGAACTGTCGTCGTTTGCTGATATAGCACCCCAAATTAGAACAAACGGTGGAGAGATGCTCACCATGCGAGACCGAATGTACGATACCGGGCGCATGAATAATTTATCTCCTGTTGAAAAACAACTCGTAGGCCCGGGTCTTGGTATAGATGCGTCTGTACCCGCCGCCGGTGGATATCAACAACTTTTGCGTGTCAATCCCGAAAATGTCGGTGCGTATCGTCTCACAACTTTACCCGGCCGAACGGGACCCGCCGCTGACACTAAGGGTGGTCGACGTGGTGTGATGGGACAATTTGCGCAAAATCGTCCCGAAAAGACGGCGGATCTTGCGTCTCGACGCCCAGAAGTGTTTGGACGTGCTCAGGGTATGAACGGTGTCGTCCCACGTGGTGAGCATGAACATACCAAGCGTCTCACAAACCGGTCTGAGACTGGGACACGTGACGACGCACTTGGATTTTCTGGAGCGAAGCGTATTGTTTCCGGTACCACGTTAGCCATGGACCCCACGCGTAACAAGAAAGATGGTAATATTGAACAATACCAATACAACAATCAACCTGGGCCTGATATCAACCATTACGCACACGGCTATCTCAATGCTCCCGGTGTTAAGATTGGTGAGTCACGTGTATATGGGACGCCTCACACCGTCGCAGAACTTAACAAATATGGTTTCAGACCCGACGATCGACGTGGTAAGGCGAACCGCGTTGGTAACGGTGGGCGCATGAATGTTCGTGCGGGGCCTCTCAATCAGGGTGGTATGCCTACCGCCCTTCGAACGGATACTACCAGGATAGATGGTCGCGTTAACCCCGTCGCTGGTGGTTGGACGCAACAATATCAGAATAATTCGTATCATCAACTTAACGCGCATAAGGGTCACATGAACCCTCTCGCACATAAAGAAAACCTGAACGTGGCGAAGAAGCAGATGGCTAATAACCCATACGCTCAGCAGTATTGGTAATTTATTCAGAACCGTGAAATAACCCCCATTAAAATATTATCCATATATTTTAATGAGCGTGCACACGTTAGATATAGATAGTAGTGAACGCGACCCAGTCGTGTTTCCTAACACAGGGGATTATGAAATTGAATTAAAAAGACCTATATACGACGTAAGTAAAATTTCTCTTATTTCTGCACGTATCCACAACAGTCAATTGCTTATCCACGAGAGAAATAATTCATTTTCCGTAAATAACACGGTGATTACTCTAGATAATAACAATTATAGTGGGAAAACACTGGCGACTGAAATTGTTACAAAAATCCCCGTCGTCACGTCAGCCTTGTACGATGCGACGACGAATAGTATAACTATGAATGGATCTGCACCGTTTACGTTTGAATTCTACGGGGGTCATAATGGGTACGCTAAATTGGACAACGGATACACAACACCGCATGATATTCTTGGTCTTCCAGCGAGTAATGTTTCGTCTAGTGGAAACACACTCACGACCGGTAGTATAAATTTACAGGGTCCAGACGCACTTATTGTGAAACTCAGCAGTGGTTCCGACGAATTCAATAAAACTGTTTTTTCTGACAACCCATTTTACACTGGTCGAATACTTTTATGTGGCGATGCTACAAACTTTTCTGGAAAAGATGATGCAGTTGAACACTATTTTCATTCTGGTGTACAAAAGACGATTTCTCGTCTTCGTGTACAATTTTTGTATAGTAGCAACAATCGGATCATACCATATGATTTTAGACACGCTACGCACGTTTTAAAACTAGAAATCAATTGTTCGACTGATAAATTGACTACTACACCGAAAGTGAAAAAGGACTTTTCACTACCTACACCTATACGCATCCCTGAGTTGGAAGATCCGGATAGGTGGACACCGATTGTGTATATAAGTATAATAATCGTGACCGGGTTAGTATTTCTCCTGCTTACAAAACCAAGACGTCCAATTAGCGGGTGACCGCGTAGACGGCGGGGGATGGCTTCCTGACACGGGAAGACATCCTGGAGATCACCATGTATACGACCACTGATAGGAGAGTGGTGAATAGGGCGGTGAGCGCATAGTTAAGACCACCGTTCTTCTGGACCTTGATGATCTGGTGAATAGACCAGCGAACGAGGTCCATCCACGAGAGCGCCGCAGCGAACGAGAAGCCGGCGACAACTGCGTTGAGCGATTGTGCTTCGAGTTCACGGGAGATGGCAATCAGGGCTTCGGTGGCGTCGGCGGACATTTTTAATATAAAACAAGATTTTATTCCGGGATCAAATCTTCGACCTTTAATATTTTTTTAAATTTTTGTCCGTTATATCCTTTAATTTTTTGTATAGAACTATCGTCATCTGATTCGGTGTCCGAATCTGATGACGAATCACCCCGTGCCCTGAATGATTTATATTTACTATCAGACCAACCCTCAGGGGTCGATGTGTTCATTACTATCAATAGCATTTTTTATCATTTCTTCTGACGGATTGGTAGGCTTCCAACCTTCCCATGCGTCATACGCCTGGTTGATCGCCTGCATTTGGATATTGTCACCTGAATATGGTTCAAATAAACTCTCTTCGTCATCCACGATTTCTATGTCAGATTCGTCAGATGAATCATCTTCATTTTCGTATATTTCCGGAAAATAAGTGCCTATTTTCTTACCCACGGAGTGCATCGCGCAATATTTCATGCAGTATTCCATATCCTTCCCGAGAATTGTTGATCGTCCACATGCTTTAGCGTATTCCCCTGAAAGAACTACAGCTTCTTCCATGACGGGCGTTATAATTTCAATTGCTGATTGAACCACTGTCGAAGAGAAGTCGTGCCCCTCCATTTTCGTATCTCAATATGTTATAATTGATCGCGTAAACTCTAAGCTCCCTTTCGTTGACCTTTCCATTTAAAAGTAATTTTAGTCGTTGTTCTTTAACCAATGATAAATTGCGTTGTCCAGTTGGATACCATTTTTCGGGTTCAAGTGCAAAACTATATGAATAGAAACGCCTAAACAGTTGTGTTCTAGAATGGTGTATACCACTCTGAACTGCGCGGAGTGCTATAACGTTTCCTGTGATATCATTAATAGGCTCTTCATCGTTTAAGGACAATGTGAGTCCTTTCAAATTTTCGTAATTAATGTACTCAAGTTTACCGTTTATCTGTATGGTCTGCATCGTATGATCATAATCAAATATCGTAGAACTATTACGTTTTATGACAAAGTACAACTCCTTTACCGGATTTGCAAATTCTGTTTTAAATGTGAGTTCCTGCGTTTCCAAACTCGTTGAATCGGGGATTGCAAAATTTTCGTTCTGTACTTGTGTGATGATATGATCTCGTTTAAGTGTACGTAACTTAATACGTTCCTCGTCACCGAGTGCGACGAGTTCGGTTTCGAGTGCGATGGAATTTATATGAGGTTCATAAAGGGTTGCTCTATCTATTATATTGATTGTTCCACCCATTCCTGTATGGACCGCGCAATAATAATATAATGTAGACGGTGTGTTGTCGTCGACGGTTATCGTACTGCGATCGGACAGATAATCCGTGCCAACAGCATATGCGGGCCCTTCCAAACTCTCCGAAAATCTAAGGGGGTGGGTTGCATTTGAAATATCAGTCCGATCGAACGTGTACGTAAATCCCCTTTGTAATGTAAGCGTAGGTTTTATAGCACTGCCTATATAAAAGGCGCCATAACTTGCAGTCACAGCGAAACTTAAATCCGGTACATTTACAGTTGTTGGTAGTCCTAAAATGCAGTCCTGACGTTCATTAAGTTTGATTTCAAAATGACATTCCTGTTGCTGTATAGCACATAAAGGTATGGCGAGTTCTGGATTCCGGTAAAAGTAAAATGGAATGTCTACGATACATCGCCGCGTAGTCGTCGCATCACCCAGATACTCTTTTATCGTCGAATTGTTTACCTGAGTTCCAGAGTAATCGAGTGGGAATTTACCAATTAATTTTGACAAGTTCGTCTGTTTCGTCTGCGTGACATAATTTTCGGAATAAATCTGTAGATAATCAGACGGTATACGTTGAATATGTTCACCCCCTATGAACATGTCCACATGCTGAATAAGGGCGTGACCTATAGATTCTATGTATTTATAGTGATTCGCACCGTCGTAAAGTGCTGGCAATTCAAAATACACTCGCACAGATGTCATCAGATCACCAACATCCCTTGGTATTGTACACTTTAACGTTGAACCGTATGTACATTCACCGTGTAGATCGTGTTTGACATTATATACAGAAAATTTGGTATGTTTCCTGAATCTTTTTATAAAATGTGAATAGTCGGGGTTGTCGGTAAAATAAGCATCGTGTACCCCCTTCGTAGCGAGCTGAACACGTCCCGCCATTTCTATTATTAGTCTTTAAAATTTTAAACCCGCTAATCCACTCTCTATGTGTAATATGTTGTAATTCACTGCGTATATATCGACATCTATTCTATTCGTAGACGATGTTTCGTCTAATTCGATCTCAATTTTTTTATGTGAAATACGACTCATGTTTACCTGCCCTGTGGGGTAATATTCCTCAGGTTTAAGAGCGAACGAATACATGTAAAATATATAGGCTGGATCGGGGTATGAAGTATATTTATTCAACGATTCTTGATACGATAGAAATAAACCGTCACGATCTATCATAGTTTCACCGTTACATTTTAGTACGACTCGTTTTATCTTTCTATGATCGGACCTCTTTGACGTATATCGTGTTGATAAACTCTCATCAACGTGTGTTACGTCTTTAAGTGTTACCGTCTGTTCCGGGGCGTATTTTTCTTTAGCTATAAAGAATAATTCCTTTACAGGGTGTTTGAAATTTAACATACCCGCCTTATGACTTTCGTTGGGTTTGAACGGTAATGTGGACATTTGGAGCTGTGTAATTCCATATTCCATTGGACGTGTCTTCAAAAAGTTCCTTTCATCTTCACTTATGAAAAAGAAATCAGTAATCAAGGAGATGTCCTGAATTACAGCGTCTGATGTGGATCGTCTAGTAACATTACTTCCTGACGTCGTATACGTGAAACTCACAGTATCATTCGCGTCCTTAAATTTGACATACACTTCGATAAGTTGTTTAGTTATAGCACATACGGGAATCGCCAAACTCGAATGCCTGAAAAAGTAAAATGGAAGATTGAGGTAAAATGTATTATAGGAAGTAGACACATCCAAGTGATTGTTATGTCCACCAAGAAAGTAAAGTGTTTGTTCTAAATCGTCTGTATTGTTATGTAATTGATTATACATGTATATATAATCCCCTGTTATACGTTCGATGGTCTGACCACCTATACGCAGGTCAACATATTCTATTATATTTGACGTCAGTGATGTGTTATATAAATTTGACACCAGGGCGTCCGATGATTCGAGGAGGGGTTTGAGTGTCATCTTCAACATCATGCTCCTGACGAGATCACCCACGTTATTCGGTACTCTAAGATCCGCGTACCCACCAAACTTCTTTTCACCACCGAATGGTATTTCAACAGATTCTGTGGCGAAGCGAGTATGTTTTTTATAGTTCATCACAAAGTATGAAAATTGCGGTTCGCCGGTGAGCCATTGGTCCTGAATACCAGTGGCAGCGAGTCTGACACGCCCCGCCATTCTTAATACATGTGAGTAAAATTTTATGAATTAATTCGTGGCACTATAGTAGATGGATTTGAAACTCCGCAAATTCAAACCGGAGGTGATGGCCGATGACAAGGTTTGTGTCTTCATAGGTAAGCGTAACACGGGAAAATCGACTCTTGTCACTGATATATTATGGCACAAAAAACATCTACCCGCGGGGATAGTACTCTCTGCTACAGAAGAAGGTAACCATTATTATCAACAGTACATTCCAGACCTTTTCATATACGGTGATTACGACAAGGACGCGATTGAACGGGTCATGGACAGGCAACGTAAATTAGTGGGTGCGGGAAAGAAGAATTGCGGTGCATTCCTGCTTCTCGATGATTGTATGTACGACAATAAATTTATGCGAGATACGTGCATTCGGCAATGTTTCATGAATGGTCGGCATTGGAAGATATTTTTCATGCTGACCATGCAATACTGTATGGATTTACCCCCAGCACTTCGCGCCAACGTGGACTACGTGTTTATATTACGAGAAAACATCATACAGAATCGCGAAAAGCTATACAAATCATTCTTTGGTATATTCCCAAATTTTGACATGTTCAATAAGGTCATGGACGCTTGTACCGAGAATTACGAGTGTATAGTTCTTGATAATACATCAAAGAGTAATAGAATTGAAGATTGTGTTTTTTGGTATAAGGCGAAAATGCGAACAAACTTCAGGGTCGGCGCACCAGAATATTGGCAGACGCATAAGAAAATGTTTAACCCCAAAGGTGGTGGTAAGAATCTGAAAGATGCTAAAAAGACAACCACCTTAAAGATTACAAAGCAAAAATAAGTAAATGTCCTCATACAGCGTCGAACCCTGTACATTTATCTATCGTGTATCCTCGCTCGCGAAGATCGTCGATGGCGATACTATTGACGTAAACATAGACCTCGGCTTCGATGTATGTACGAAGCAGCGTGTCCGCCTTCTAGGTATCGACACCCCAGAATCTCGCACTTCTGATAAGGAGGAAAAGGTGTTTGGTCTCATATCGAAGAAGAAGCTCAAGGAATGGTGTCTAAAGGCTGTTGCATCTGAGAAGGACGATATTGAAATCGAACTCAGATGTCCCGAAGCGGATTCTAGGGGTAAGTTTGGTCGCGTGCTCGGAGAGGTTTGGGTTTCGGAAGACGGAGTATGGACGAATGTGAACAAGTGGTTGGTTGATAATCATTACGCGGTGCCATACGGTGCGCAAAATAAATCTCTAGTTGAAGGATTTCATATGGAAAACCGTAAAAAACTCATTGAACGTGGTGAGGTTTAACGCAGTGCCCGACGTTTCACATATACATACAAAACAATAACGATAACGATAAATAAATATGGTAAAGTATCCCTATAATCATCTATGAAATAATCAAATATGAGATTTGGGTTTTTTAATAAGTATGATCTATCTTTTCGAGTGAACGTTTGTGTGATAGATGTATTAATACCATGTCCCTGTGTGGCGTGCCAATACCACGGTGGAATCAATAGACTATCACCCGGTTGAAGTATTACCTTATATACTTTCATTTTGCTATGATCCATCTTAAAAAAGTTATCGTCAGCAAAATTAGATTTGTTTACTTGGAAAAACCGATTCTTGCGAATATTAGGATTTTCATAATTATCGAATATATATACAGTTTTACTTCCGTACAATTGATTCAATATATAATCATGAGAAACATGTAAATGTAAACCACTCGCATGATTATTTCCCAAATATAATAGTAATGACAGTGCTTTTCTTGACTCTAAATTCGGGTTTTGTAATGTTCTATCTAAAAGGCAATTATTATCCCATAGTACATTATCCTCAAGATCGTAAAGGTCAACTTCTGCACAATATATAGAAGGTAATCTATCTTTCTTCCAATATTTAAGTAAGTCGGGAATGGACATATCGTCGAACCCATCAGGTCCGAATGATGTAGATGTGTCCGCTGTATTATAAAGTTCTACGGGTATGTCAGCGTCACCGAACATCTTTGTAACTCCTTCAAACCCGACTTTTATTGCCTTGGGTTTGTAAAACCCACGTATGACAACTGGATGTGTAAAATCTTTGGATACAATATCCCTTTCTTCGGATGTCATTAGGTCATATGTATATGTCGGAAGTTCCATATATTATAATTAAGATATTAAAGTTTTCATATAAACACATATATATATAATCGTCGATTGAAAACATACTTAAACGAAAAAACTATTAAAATAGTAAACATGTCTACATTGACACATTTACTATTTTACCCAGTTGCATCATTAAAACGAAGGTTTGGTGGGGGAAACAAAGCATTCGTAGATGACATCGCACCACCGGTTAGTATCATATCCGAATGTAAGTATGGCGAATATTGTATAAAATCAGAAGTGACTACACGTGATATGAACGGACAGATAGATCAAACGTTCGTCGGGTATAGTGGTGACATGAATATTACGACTAAAACGAAATACGCATGTGAGCGTTTTAAAAACCGTAACACTATTTGCGACGACCCTACTATGGTCATTATGGGCGGTGAATGCAAAGATGTTATATTTGTAAAAAATAGGGCTGGTATGATTCGGGAACTCTCAGGTATTTAAACCATTGGATTAAATTTGTGTTTATGTATCCACAAATTACATATCCATTTCTCACCCGATTGTACCGGTAAACCTGAATGTAACGCATCATCTGTGAATCTATCCCAATCATTTAAAGTATTAAAAACGAGAACGTCGCCTTTACCGAGTCTATATTTTCTTTTAATGTTTGGAAAATTCGTCTCCCCACCTGCGTACTCATCGTTTAAGCCTATAATACATGTATACAAACGATAGTTTTGTTCTATATCTAAGTCAAATGCATCTTGATGCTCGGTGTAGAAACCACCTGGTTTATACTTCAGTACTTGCAACTGTTCACAATTTTTAGGTGATCTATCCGTCAATGATGCACATTTCTCGATGACTCGTTTGACAATCTTATCATTGCGTGGGTTTAACCACGCCGTCTTACTCTTACGTATAGACGTGTCAACTTCGCGGTCTTCTGAAACAGTCGAAGGTTCAAGTGATTTTGAAGCGACGTTTCGTATATGATCACATGTTTCGGGTGAAAACAAATTTTTATACACCCGCGGTTGATGGTACCTTGGTCTGTATAAAATACATAATATCACGATAGCCGTGATTATGAGTAACGACCTTCTCATTTGATAATAGATGATATAATATTATAAGGTAAACGCGACGTATACCGCTTGCGTATATCGTTTATGACCTCATTCGTGTAGAGTGTGAGATCTCGTAACTCGTCGTGTATTTCGCCCACAGTATCGGGGAATAACATGAATTTACGAAGTGCGTCACTAACTGTATCTATGAACATTCTGTAGATATCCTGAACATCACGCACTTTATCATTCATCTTTTCACGTTTCTGTAGCTCGCGTTTGAATTGCGCATCTGTCATTTCATCAAGTAGATACTTGATCCTGAGATGATGATGATTTTCGTATAGGTATCCATATCTAATAACGAGTTCTCTCTGTAACCGTGTGACTTCTAAATGAATATCTAATAGTTCCGGTTTAGTGTTAATACGTTTCAGTTCTTGATATGTGGGGCAACCACCACAAGGTATATCCGAATGATCTCGTGTACGTTTAAAATATTGTACGTAGTGTGGGTTATGTATACGCCCAGTTTCTATTAACCCGGTTCGCCAATCAAATGCGACGTGGCACTGGGTGCACCACATTTGGGAACAACCATCTATCTTGTGTATAGGTACATTACATTTGGGACATGGTTTTGTATCGCGTTTTAATAATTTGACAGTTTTCACCACATTTTGATCACAAACGTGGTGTTCACATAACTCTTCGTGACACGCTTCACAAAATACCTTCTTACATATACCACATTTCCAGTCGTCGAATAAAAAACCCTTACATTCGCTTATAGGGCATTTGAGTGTAAACACGTCTGTATTTTGTGGAACTTTAACAGTCCTCAAATAACGTATATTTTCAGAAATGTTCACGATATACGTTCGTAACACTTCGATTACCACATCTTTTATACGACCATTAAATGTATCCATGAGTGTAGTACGTCTCAGTAATTCCACCATGTATATAAATGAAATTTGTAACCCCCTGGATTCCAAAATACGTGTCACATAGGGTTGTGTATCGGGCAGCCTCGCGGATTCCTTCTCAAATAATACATTTTCGCGATGGTTCTTATATTCTATATTTCTGAATCGCTTCGTACAAAAGGAATCCACGAATGATCGATTGAATTCGTGTTTACAATTCATACAATGTGTATTGTTAGGGGTTGACAAGAAATATATCTGGCAACACGTTCGACAACATTCATACTCACAAAAGGGACATGAAACCCTTTTGTGTGTAATATTGTTGTATGACTCGATGCATACCTGACACACATCCATCTATAATACTCGAGTGACATCTTTAATTAAAAAAATACGGTATAGTATATCATGATTATTCCATGTTTAATAACTATGATACTGTCATCGATATTCGGTGATAAAAAAAAGCCTAAGTAAAAACGTATACGTACATAGTTTACATGTTTTGTAAAAATGTGTGAATGTCCGATATGTTACGACCGTGAAGCGACGTGTCAATTTATATGCAAACACGCATTCTGTTACCAGTGTACACAGCAATGGTATGAGCGTGGTTCGGATTCGTGTCCACTATGTCGGCGTTCCATATGTTTTAAGGGTATTACTCAGATGAAACGTTTATGGGATAGGCGAGCAAAGGATGTACTCTTTGCGGATCTCATAGACGAACTCGTTGACGATTTGCACACGACCGATGATATAACACTTTTTGCAGATTGTTTATGTTTTATGCAAGAAAGGTTTAATTATATTATGTCAAAATATGCATATGTCGACCTTGACACGTTTCACTGTTTAATTCGCTTTACATGGATCGGCGTTGATTTTATGATGAATGCACCTAGGATTATGTTTTACGAATACGCGACGTTCATGAAATATTTATTTATAAGTAACACGGGGTACGGTGTAAAGAATAACCTAAGTAAAAGAGTGTCACCATATAAAATACATGGTGGGGTAATGAAGTATTGTCTGGTTACATGTTACATGTCAAAAGGACCTGAAATTATCAGTGACAGTATATGTTGCGCCGAACGTAAGATGATCCGTCGTCTTTACAGAGAATATGCGAAGAGAGGGTACACGGACCGGAATAATTTCACAAATTGGCTACACCGAAAATACGGTGAAATGGTAGTAGAGAGAAAAACAATACACGGGGATGGAATATCCTTGCCATGTGTGTTGTGTAGAAAAGCCATCGAAAAGCGTGCTATAAAATGGACGGCTTTCGATGGTCATCAGTGGGTTCATAGTGTGAAAACAGAAACCCTTCCCGTATCTGTACCTACACATAAACAGATACGTGTATTGGGCTTCGCGCTTCGGTAATATTTAAACATTAAGATTACGCAGTTTCTTCAATTCGTTATTCGTCGTGGTCATCTTTTTCATGAATTCGTTTATGTATATTTTTTCAGTATTTGTTACTTTGACGACGGATTTGGAAGCGCGTCTAGAATTAATTTCCGATTGTACAGCTTTCATTTTGGAAATGGCCTTGTTAAGATTTTTGATAGTCTTTTGGACGACGGGTGAGCGTCGCACGGTTGTAAGGGTTGGTGTCACCCGCGCACCGGGTTTAAGCTTCTTCACCTGCTTTGCGTGATTTTTTTTCATCTTTTTCATAAGAGTACTTGTTGTCATTTACTATAGTATAATATTAAAAAGTATTCGTTTATCCACGTCTTAATTACAACTTATATAAGTTTCTATCATGGCTATAGCATTGTCATTTTCACGCACACTGTCTGTAAAAAATAAAATACGTGACGCGTCGGCAAACGCATATTTACCCCCCCTATATTTCCTGTATATAGCTGCGAGCTCACGTATACTTTCGTCTCCCCATGACGTGAAATCATTTGTCGTAAGTTCATGACTGATAAAGTTAATAACCTCATTCATGAATTTAGAGTGATTCATTTTAACGTGTATTACCCAAGTTTTATTTCAACTTAGGTTTAACCTCTCTTTAGAGCCTTGAGAGCTTTAGCCCTGGTCGCTTGATTATTGAGCCTTTTTTTAGTATTGGCCTGCTTCGCAACTTTTTTAGTCGCAGCTTCATTCATACGACGTTGCTGACGTGACTTAGTTGGAGACGAAGTAGTCAAAAGGCTAGCAGCTGTAGTTGTGTTAACCCCTTTAGTTCTATTCGTGGTAGCTCTCTGTTGTCTAGCCAGTTGAATTCTCTGAGCACCAGTCGCCTCAGACAATTCCTTTTGATTCTTCGCAATCTTGGCTGCAACCCTAACTCCATTCATAACCTTTTTTTCTCGCATATTTTTCACTACACCCTTGAATGATCGGGGGGCTAGCGTATTGGGTCGTGGTCCATCTGGGGGTCTAGGTTCAGCAGCCCTTCCACCGAGGCGCAAAGCAACCTTATTTTTAACAGGTGCGAGAGCGGCAGCTGATATTTCACCGTTATTCTCAAACAGGGGGTTGACTCTGACTTTAGTTTTATTCTCGAATAGGGGATTGTCTATGACTTTAGTTTTATTCGAAACTTGTTTGTTCGCGGACGCACGAATCATATTCAGGTTAGCGTTGGGGAGTTTAATTTGTTTGTTGTACCCATTCTTATTTGCTTTGGAAATGTTCATACGTGATATGTGGGTCGAAAGTTCTTTCTTTTTATTTTTTTGTGCGAGGTTCGTCAATTGTTGTTCGAATATTCTGCGTCTGGCACCCACGTTATTTTCGAGCTGCATAATCTTCACGCGATGGCCGGTCTTGTTGATGGGGCCGAGTTTACTTATCTTAATTTCATCACGTAATTCTGATTTTTTATTAAGTTTTTTGTTTAAATTTGACACTTTGTTTAGCGTATTGGCACCCTTTATGGCATTACCCCACTTCCCGATTCGACCACCGATTTGTGCAACTTCTTTCTTAGCTTTTTCCATGAGTGTATTTCGTTTAGGTTTGACATTTAAATCATTCAATGTCGCAGAGGCTTTCATTTCAGCATTATTATTTACGGTCTCGGTCGGTTTTGAGTTCAACTTCCGACCAAACGAGTTTCTTTTAGCTTTCATGACTATATCTTCTTTGATTTCCTTGAAGGTTTGTCGCCCCTTTTCAAAAGCGTTTATATATTCGTCGGATTCCTTTTTATTTATTTTCGTAGTTTCAAATAATTTCAAAAGCGTTTTGCGATTTTTGTTTCCCTGAAGTTTGGTATTTTTGTTTAATTTTTCCATTGCCGCCGTGGCATTTGCTTCGTTTGCAGCCTCGGCGTTGGCGTTTCGTTTATTTGTTTTAGTCTTAATATTCACTTTAACAGTGTTCAATAGAGTGTTGAAATTCGCACCCTTTTCGAAACTATTTAAATATTTGACCTTATCTTTATTGGTTAACACGTTAGAACTGTTCAATAAGACACTCAATTCGTTCGTGTTTTTATTCTTCTTGACCTTCTTAGCAGCCTCAGCGTTGGCTTCATTTTGAACCTTCTTGGCAGCCTCAGCGTTGTTAGCAGCCTTCTTGGCGTTGGCTTCATTTTGAGCCTTCTTAGCAGCCTCGGCGTTGTTAGCAGCCTTCTTAGCGTTGGCTTCATTTTGAGCCTTCTTGGCAGCCTCGGCGTTGTTAGCAGCCTTCTTAGCGTTGGCTTCATTTTGAGCCTTCTTGGCAGCCTCGGCGTTGTTAGCAGCCTTCTTGGCATTGGCTTCA